AATTGAACGTCTGAAACATGGTTTCTGAACTGTCGGCGGACAGCACTTTGTCATAGTCCGACGTGTCAGGGCGGTACTGGTGATTCCATCCATAAATGATCGCTGCCGTGTTGTCCGCTCCACCTCGTGCGGATGACGTAAACGCCTTCTGTGCCTTTTCGATGAAGGTCAGCACGATTTTCCGCGTCGTGAATTGCCCGTCCGTCGTCAGCGTCACTTCGTCTTCCATGCCATCGAACAATAACGTCTCTGGAGCAAAGACCTGGGGACTGCCGGGAATTCGGAACTTCTCTGAATTCACCGTGCCTTTCATGTTGCCCAACGTTTTCCACGGCACTGTTCGCACCTGGTTCCACGTCACTTGATGATTTGTCAGGCAGTCGGGGACTTGCTGGTTGATGTCTGCCGGCAGTAGTGCATCGTCTGACAGCCATTTGCAGCCGCGTCCCGGAACGCTGCGGAATTCAACGTTGCTCCGCTGCGTGTACGTGCACCATGTGCCAACTGGTAGCGGTGTCGGTTCCTCGGGATTCTGTGGGTCTCCGGCCTCACGCTCAGCCGCCTCAATTGGCGTGTAGGTGATCGTGATGACAGCCAGCGTGCCGTCATGCGTGATGATGTCATAGTTTGGATCTGAGACCGAACCCGACGGTAGATTGCTGATGCGGCTGATCTCAAAGGTGTCGGCCAGAATACCCGCCCACTGTGGCGAATAGGATGCTGGCAAACCATACGGCCCTGATTTGTAATGCTCCGCGATGAAATCAAAACGATCATTCCACGCGGTTAAAAATATGCGCGTGAACGTGTATTTGCCGGATCGGTCCCCCGACTCCTTGGGGCTGTCCTCATGCTCCTGAAACGTTGGATACGGCATTCTGTCACCCTAAGATTGCAACGCCGGACAATCCGCCCGACACCGCGCCCAGAATCTGTTTATTGACTTCCACAGCTGCCTTCTGAACCGCCAACTGCTCACGCGCTATTTTGTCAGTTTCGCCTTCTTTGGCCAGCCTGTCCTGCAGGCTGCGAAACATTTCATTCGCTCCGCCGCGCTGGATCTGCGATTCTGCCACGGCCTGCACGGCTGCGGTCGCTGCAACGTCAGCCACAAACTCAGTCGGTGGTGCCTGTCCGCGGTCCTGCTGCATGGCTTCGAGTCTCGACCGCTTTTCTAAATCCTTTCGCCCCGCTTCCTGTCGCGATTCAATTCGCATTCGACGGGCAAACTCCAACTCACCAAACACTGCCTCAATCGCACTGCCGCGGCTCTGGCTTGCTGCAAATTCAAGTGTTGGCATTGGAACGGCTTCTGCGTTGCCCATCAATACCGACGGGCTGAGACGGCTTGCAATGGATACTCCGGCAGATGCCGCGTATTCGATCAATTGGCCGATCCACGTCTTCACGTCCTGGAACATCAACTGCAATGTGTTCGGCACCTGCTGCAATGCCACGGTGGCCACGATTGCGAAGTCTGCCAGATTGTCCTGTAACGACTGAAACATCGCCTTTGCGTTCGCCACAAATAACGATGCACCGGCCCCAACGCCATCAAAACTTTCGGAAGTGCCGTTGACTGCGTCCAGCATCGCATTCAGTTCTGGCAACAATGCCGAACCGATTGCTATCGCCGTCATCTCCACGTTTGTTTTGAATTTTGCGTACGCGCCGGCTGTCGTCGCGGCCAGTCGGTCATTCATGCCGGCCAGTCGTCCGCTGCCTGTCGTCAATGCCTCCAGTGCCTTCGCCACCATGTCGAACGAAATCAACCCGGCTTCCATATCTTTCTTCAGATCCACCATGCTTCGGCCCGTCATCTTGCTGATTTCAAACAGCGGACTGAATCCGCTGTTGATCAGCTGGTTGGCTTCCTGCCCCATCAGCCGGCCAGCCGCTTTGACCTGCGCCATGCCACGCGCCAACAGTATTAACTGCTCACTGTTGCCCTGTGCCACTTCGGTTAACTGCGTCAACGTCGTGAAGGCTTCTTCGGACCCCATGCCAAAATTCAGCATCAACTTTTGTGCTCTGGCGAGGTCTGGCAAACCGAACACGGTTTTCTTGTCGAGTGCTCGCAGGTCCTCCAGCGTCTTTTTGGCCTTGCTGACAGATCCCAGCAACACCTCAAACGAAATCGCTGTGGTCTCCGCGTCTGCGGACAACTGCAGCATCTTCACCGCGCCGGTCGTTGCTCCGATCGTGGCCAGTATTCCGCCCAGCCCGCTGAACGCACCCCGAAGGCCACTTAGCGCATTGCCAGCCGCGCCTGCTTTGCTGGCAATTGACTGCATGGCTGTTGCGGCCTTGCCGGCTTCCGTCTGGACGGCCTTCATGCCGTCTGCGGAGAAGATTACCTGTGCTTCCTGGATCGTGATTGCCATCAGACTGTTTTCTGTTGAAAGATGTCCTCAGGTGCCCAGTAGCCCAGATAAATCAACGCCTGATACATGGTCAGACTTGCGACGGTGTCCGGTGTCCAATGGTACTTTTCGCACAGCCCACGGAACACCGTAGCCCACGGGACGGTGCGCCGCGTCTGCATCGGTGCGCCTGGTTGCCCAGGCGGTTTTAGTTTCCCAGCGAATCTTTCTGTTCGACCTTGTGGACCGCTTCGACAATTCGCCGCACGTCACCAAACCATGCGATGAAGTCGCACCCCAGTTGAATGCCTTGCGTGTTGCTGACATTCGGCGGGAATTCATCCGGATGATTGACACACAATGCCCGCCAGACTGACCACGCCAGACCGCGAAAAGAACGGTCAAACCGTTCCTCATCCTCCATTGTGGCAATCAATGGACGTGCCGCAATGTCCGCCGCAATTTTGAACGCCTCAGATCGCACACGACTATCCGCAATCGCTTCCAGCCCGTTGTACGGGCTGCCGGTCGTCTGGACAATCGCAGCCTCTTTGAGTGCGTAATCGGCCAGCGTGCGAAATGCCAGCCGATACGTTCTGTCGTCCTTCGTCAACTCCACAGTCCGCCGACTGCAGAGATTGAATAAACCGTCCGCCACGGTTGCAACTCCTTAAAATCAGACAACGTCAAACGCGGTGCCGCTTGCTGCTGGCGCACCCTGTCCAGAAAACTTGTAGTCAATCGCCACCGGGTCGCCGCTGTCAGCGTCCAGTGTGATCGGCCCGACTTCGGTGATCAGAATTGTGCCGCTGATGTAATCATCGCTGTCAGCGTGAAACTGTGCTGCAATTTCGTCATTCAAGACGAACGGCATGGCCTCGCCATCGTGCAACATGACGCGCACCGTTCCACTCCATTCCTTCGTTCCCTTGACCGACTTCCGCCAGCCGCTGGTGCTGTTGCTGGCGTACTTTCCGCTGTTGGATGTCAGCGTGATTTCCCAGCGTCCGGAGTGCACCTCTTCTGCTACCGGGCTGCCCGTCTTAAACGTCATATCCTTGCCACTGAACACTGTGCCTGCTGCCATTGCTGTTTATCCTTCAAGGCTTGGCGGTTGCGGAGTAGAGAATACCAATCTTCAGATTTGTGGCAGTGGTTGCCACGCCCAGAATCGTCACGAAGTCCCCGGTTGCCAAATCGCTGTACGGTGCAATGCCGCCGGCGGTCGTGCTCGCAACGTAGACCTGCCCAACCGTGAATGCTGAATTGAATGTCAGGTTGCCACCGGTCGCATACTGCAGTGGCTGGCCATCGCTCGCACCATGCAAAGCAATTCCCGCCACCTTGCTTGACGCCAACACGTCAGCATCTGCCGGCTTCAGTTTATTGCTGGCCGTTGTGTCTTGATAAACCGGTTGCCCAGCAGTCACAGTGCCACCGGCCACACCGATTGCAAATACGGTCGTGGTGGTCTTGACCACACTGGCTGCTGTGACGGAAACGTCGGCCATCTGTCAAACTCCGGTGTGCATTAACTCGAACTGAATCTGTGTGTCCCAGACGCCCGTTTGCGTGTCCTGTTCCGTCGTCATTTGTCCCGTCGGCCTCGCCTGAATGATCTTTGCAGCGGTGCCCGTGAATCCTTTGTCTGCCCATTGGCTCACGACCTCCTGCGCGATGGATTTCCCCGCGTCGTAATTGATCGACAAACAGGACAGCGTCAGGGTCGACCGATACCCGCGTTGGCTATTTGTTCTCCATGCCGGCTCTGTGGCAATCGTGAACACCACCGCATCGTCGAAATAGTCGTCCGCGTCCGCGTCCTGCTGTTCCGTCTCGCTGAATTCATCCACACTGGCCACAACTCGATTGACTGGCACCAACGCGGACAACGTCGGTGTCTGCGCCCACCATTCGCCAACCAGTCTGTCGATGCCTGTGTCCGCCATTATCTCACTCGCGCCTTCTGCTTCGGTCCCGTTGCTGTTTTCTTCACTTCCTGCACGACCGTCTGCCCGTATTCACTCAAGTGGCCCATCACTGACGGCTTCAAAAATGGTCGCTGTTTTCCGTCCTGCCGAAACTCCCACATTGCCATATATGGCGCGACCTTTTTGTCCACGTACACCCGGCCTTCCGGCTTTTGTCCCTTCATCCGGATTTCGATTGTGATTGACTGCCGGCCCTTGCCTGATCGCATTCGAGGTGGTTCACCAGGACGGCTTGCCCCCGGATCAGTCGCCCGAACGCCTTTTTCGAATTCTTCCGGCAGTTGACTGCCAACCAAAACCAACCGGCCAAACTCACGCTTCTGAATCCTTGCGGCTGATCTCCGCTTTCTCTCGATCTCCCTTCGCCGTGCCTTCCGTTGCCGATTCCATTTCCTCAATTGCCTGCCGGCTGCCTTCGCAGTCCGTGTCAGGCTCTTCCGTGTTCTGCTTGCCTGCTTGACGGATTTGGCGGTTGCCCGCCTCAGTCGTCTGGATGTCGTTGCCGCCTTGCGTTTTGCTCGGCTTGTCAATCTTCGCTGTGTTCTCTGTGCCGTTCGTTGCAGCCGTTTGCCACTTCGTGCCGCTTGTCTACGGGCTTTCGCAAATCGCTTCACCAGCGTCTTGCGAAACCTCGTGAAACTAGTCTGTCGTCGCCTCGGCATTCTGCTGCCTTTCCCGTCGTCGCTGCTCCCGTCGTCTCGTGTACCGCTTGCTGACCAACTGCCTCGCGATTGCGTGACAGCGTTTGCTGCACGCCTCCACGACTCGCCCCGCTGCGGTCTGCAAAAACCGCTGCAGTTCTGGCCTTCGGTCAATCAGTTTCACCCGTGCACTCATGCGTCCGATCTCCGACAGATCAGATAGGGCAAATCCACGCGGTTGAACTGCTGCTCCACTCGATCCACACGATAGGCCAGGCCATCGGAATCGGTGATTGTGTCACCCACTCCAACGTCCAGCAGTTCCTGCAGAATCAGGTAGAATTCACCAACGATCCCACGTCGCCGGCCTGCCTGGCTGGTCTCGATTTCCGCCGATGACGTGAACCATTGGCAGCGGATGCCGCTGGTTTGCGTATCCACCACCTGACGCTCTGCCATGCTCTGCGTTTGTGCCGTCTTGCGTTTCCGTATCGTGACTGTGTCGGTCAATTGCAGGTGGCAATAGGATCTCTGAATTGCAGTCTCTGCCGGGTCTGTGTACATGACTCGCCAGACCGTCGTAACGGTCCCACGCTTCACCGTAAACAGATCCCCGACAGACACCCGCGTTGTCTCAATTGGCGTCCATACGTGCGCCCTGCGAATTGTCTGCCGGTCGGGCTGTTCAATCAACCTCACGCACCGTGTCAGGCTTCCGCCGCTCGCCTTTGTCCAAGTCGCGGTTTCGCCCAATTCATCGGTGTTCAGGATTGCTGCACAGTCCAGTGCAAACTGTTCGCGAAGGCTCATTTGCTGGCCCTCTGTGTCTGCTCGGGGATTTCCTCCACAGTCACTTTGGTCAGATACTTACGGACCACCAATTCCTGCACCTGATTTTCCAGACCAACACGCAACGCCTGTGGAGTCTGCAGGTCAATTTTGACAGGCTCATCGCCCACCTCAATTTTGCCTGCAGACGGATTCCCAGGACGTTTCGGCCCGATCCGAAAACCAAAGGACTTGCCGCTCGCAACTGGTCCTTTGGTGACTGTGATGCTTTTCAATGCCATGTGATCAACTCCGCAAATCCGCCGCCAGAAAATGCCTGCCCGCTGTGGCGGACAGCGAACAGGCCACCGCATCCCGTCGGATGCGGTGTTGCTCGATCAGACCGCCATCAGGTGAACGTGGTCAACACCGCATTCCACCATGCGCCGTAGCCGATGTTGTACCTCGCGTAGGTGCCCATCTGCAGCTGCTTCATGTTCATGTCCTCGGCTCCCTGAACGTTGGCCGTCAGGGATTCGCGGGGCTGGAAAATAAACGGTCGCAATGGCACGTCCACACGCAACAGATACCACTTCGCTGCGCTGCTCAGATGCGTGCTCATGGCAACACTCGGCGTGTCCAGAACAACGTTGGTGCCGCCGCTGTTGTTGAGGATCTGATTGAATGCCTTCTTGGCAATCGTTTCCAGTGCTCGCGGGACAAGCGCGACAAACTGCATCCCGGAATTCAGCCCGGTGATGACGTCCTCGTGCAACGGTTCGCCGTTGTCGTCCTTGAATCCCATCATCGCGCTTCGGGCTGCTTCGTAGCTGCCCAGAAACTCGTCAATGGTTGGAGTGGTGCCGGTTGCCGCAGCGTAGGTCAAATCGTTGTCCTGGCTGCCGCTGTTGCCCCAACTGTGGTCAGTGTCAAAGAAATTCTGACCGTCGAAACACGGTGTGCTTTCGCCGTTCACAATCGCACCCATCAGCAGTTTGTCAGGATGTCGCGCGGCTCGCTGTGCCAGTGTGGTCAACGCGCCGTCATACAGCCCCAAACGGTCGTCCGCAACGTCCTTCTTCTCGATCTCCAGGGAGCCTTCCCACTCTTTGTTAGCAAGTGTGTAGGTCGCTCCGCGCAGCTTGTTGTAAACGCGGTCGCCGAGATACTCGCGAATGGACGGCATGGCACCGAGAATGCCATACTGCTCATCTGCACCATCGGACGGCGTCACGGTACAAATTGACGGATAGAAGGTCTGCACGGCAGACGCTTCACGGTTGAACTTCGCGGTGAGTGCTCGGCTTGCCGCGATTGCCTTGGCAGTATCAAGTGCCATTGTGAAAACTCCTCAAACAGAAATGAAATGCGGTCAAACCAAACAATCAAGAACCACGGTTTTCAAGATCAGCAACACGAATCTGGAGATTGCGAATCACGCTGAGCACAGTGTTTGCTTCGTCCTGTGTGGAAAAGCCGAACGGGCTGCTGTTGGTCGTGTTGGCAATCGCATAGTCCGGTGTGCCGGGCGATGTGTGGGTGATTGTTGTCAACGCAGCCACTGGCAACGCTCCAACACCAACCGGATCAATGTCAACACGAATCTTTGTGCTGCTGATGTACTCCGTCACCATGCCAATCGGCACGGATGCGGTGCTGATGCTGACGCCGACCGCGTAATTGTCCTCAGCGTAGACTTTGCTGCCCACGTCTGCCTGCGCAAATCCGGTGCCCTGCAGCACGAATTCACCCTCTGCCCAGACCTCAACAGTGAGATCGCCGGCACTGCCGGTGCTGTTGTCCTGCTCGCCGACCGCAACACCAACAAACCCATTCACCCCGGTTGCTGTCACGTCCGTGGCGTAGCCTGCAGCCGTCAGGAATACCAACGTGCCTTCGTAAATGTGCACTGACGCTGCCACTGGGTAACTGCGTCGCCCCTCTCGCTTTTCAATCACCTGATTTGCCGTGACGGCCATTGTTCTGCCCTTTCAAACTGAGACCAACTCAAACCACGCCTGACCGTCAGGCTTTGTTTGCGTGCTTCACGTACTCTGCTTCCGTCATGCCGAACGTCATGCCGCGCTTTTGCAGGTCTGCAAACTCGGCCTTCAGCCCGGAATGCGGGTCGCTTTCCTGCGGTGTGACGGATGCCGACAACACGGGATTTCGTGCAACCACCAACGCACTCAATGCGGTTTGTGTCTGCTCAACACTGAATCCAGCATCGACAAACGCATTGAACTTGTCGCCGGCTCCAGCCAGATCGCACAACGCTCGGATCTGTTTGCACCGCAGCCGCTCGACCTGTGCCAGATCCGCCGTTGCTGTCTCGACCACTTCCGGCTGAACCTCGACTGCCGACAGATCCGCAGCAGGCTGGACTGGTGCCGGTGTCTCTGAATTCACAACTTCCGCCGCCTGCGTTTCCGTGGCCATCGGTGCTCCTTTCGAGCTAAAATAGCGGTCCAAAAATCCTGCGATGCGTGCCCGGACCACGTCAGGCGTCGCATCGGTGAAATACGTGTCCAGCAGTGCGGTTGCCTGTGCCGGAAGATTCCGCAAGTCCGCATCTGCCAGACTGAACAGCCCGGTTCTCGTTGCGGCTGGCGTGTCGACCACGTCCGCGGCTCTTAGTCTCGTAAATCGCATTGGCCAGCGTGCTGCCTTGCGGTCTGCCGGTGCCATGTCTGGCAATCTGTCCTGCCACTGCTGCAAATTTGATTCGTCCAGTGCCGTCGCGATGCTCACGCCGAAGGCCTCGGGATCTTGTTCGGCCATGTCCAGAACATACGTTCCCAGATCGCCCTGCGGACTCGTGAATGCCGCGTCTGCAATGTGCAGATCCGCTCGAACAGTGTCGCCGTCCAATCGAAAATTCGCCCACCTACCGAGATACGAACCCATGCCGTCATTGGACATATTCGGATGCGTGAATCGCGCCTTGATGCCGCCACGGGACGACTGGCCGAAATCCACCACCTGCTGCAATGTCTGCATGTCGGCTGTCCACGGTCGCGCATCGCCTTCATTCAAGCTTCCGGCCTGCATGATGGACGCGCCATAGATGACGTTGCCCTGACGGTCAACACGCTGTGGTGCCGTGCGTGATGCGTCCGTCCGGAACATGCCTGCAGCTGGTGCGGTGTCAATTTGTGGCATTGGCTTCGTCCCTCGCTCGCATTTGTTTCTGAACCTTGCCGGCCCATGCCTGCCCAGGATCTCCACCCCACAGTGCCCACGCAATCCGACCGTTCGATGGATAGCCCGGTTCTCCGGGGCTGAATCCCTCGCCCTGCTTGTCAACCTCGTGACGTGCAAAGAATGACACCATGCGGTTTATCGTGCTCGGGCTGACAGTTTTCCCGTTGCTCAAGTCCCGTGCTCTGGCAACGCCAACAGCAGTGCCACCGCGCTTGTGCTCGCGTCGCCATTCCAGACCTTGGCGCGCCTCATCTCTGACGCCTTGGGGCGGTCTGAAGTTGATGCCCGCGTATTTCTTCGGGACTGCCAGCAGTGCTGAACCGCGGGCAATCTGACCCATGTCTGGCGCGTCGCCCGTGTCGTCGGTGTCGTCCTCTGTGTCCTGCGTGCCGTCCAGTCCCAACGATGCCCGATAGTCTGCCACGCGGGCCTCCATATCGGCCTTCACCAACTGCTCACGCTCGATCTGTTGCAACGTCTCATCAAAGTCTCGACCACGTGCCGCAAGTGATTCGGTTTGCGTCGTCAGCCCTGCAGAGATTGCAGCGACGTCCGCCTTGACCTCTTTTTCAGGGTCAACCCACGGCCACCCTGGCGGAATCCATTGATGCTGCAAAAAATGGTCGCGGTTTTCTTCGTAGGTGATCGCGTCAACCGGCAACAGGCCCTGCATGACAGCCCGGTCGATGAATCTTCCCCAGACCTTACGCAACACCTGCTCAATCAGACAATACTGCCAGTTTTTGAACGTGATCCGGCCATCAATCAACGCCAACCGTCCGCCGCTGAAATTGTTGGTGAATTGCTTCGCCAGCAGTTCATACGGATATCGCAACGCCGCGGCCACACCGTGTAATGCCCATTCGACATAGGGCCCCAGCGTCGTGCCTGGTCGTGCCGGGTCGCTGAACTGGACGCCTTCGCCGTCGGCCAGATATTGTATGGTGCCGGGTGCCAAATCCTCAAGACTGCTGCGCCCGGCCAATCGGCCAGACTGCGCCATCGTTGTAGGATCTGTGACACCCGTAATAAACGCCCCGTAACATGCCGCCACCTGCTCCGCCACAAGGTGCGCGTGAACGAAGTCCTTCAGGTCTTTCAGTTTGCCCATTGCGGGGGACAGCCACGGGACGCCTCGCAATTGCCCAGGCGTCAGTTCCTCGTAGCAGTGCAGCAGATCCACCAGGCTGACTTCATCTTCCTTCACGTCAACCTGCCAGGAATCGTATGGCAAGCTGCGACGAACAAACGCCGCAATCGGCTTGTTGTTGTTGTCCAGCCGAAGGCCCAGTCGCCGGCGTTCGTTTGCTTGCATCCGGCTGTACGTGATGACGGGAATTCGTGACGGGCTGATGACCTGCACCGTCAACGTCACTGGCTTTTCCGGATTCGCATCGTCGGCCATGTGCAGCCACGATTCGCCGTAGATTGCGTTGCATCGCTCCAGCATTCGCTGCTTTGCGAAGAACTGTTCCGACTCCGCCCACTTGGCGAAATACCATTCCGACATCACGCGGAATTCCTCCGCCTGTCGCGGTGTCAGAATTCCACGCTCAGCCTGCACTCGGCATTGCGGGCGGATGCCGGTACCGATCACGTTGTCCACACGTCCGTTGATTGCAGACGCTGCAAACACGTCGTTCCGGTACAAATCGTTGGCCCTGTCGATCAACTTTTCCAGCTCGTCCTGCAACTGGTCGTTGCTGGTGTTCTTCGGGACAATCCAGTTCTCCCCGCGCAACCGATCGTTGCCAGCCGCTTCGTAGGCTGCGAAATTGTCAGCAGCCCGTGCCGCCATCATCATCCGCAATTCATGGTCAACACGTGCCTTCACCCGGCCTGCAGCCCATCGCGGGGAAACTCGCTGAATGACGGCGTCCAGTGGCGTGTACTGTGCAGCGGACTTCACGCGCTCGGCATAGCTTGGTGTCTGGCTCATTGGCTGAACCTCACCAGATTACGCGCACCATGAATGCCGCCGCTCGCCTGGCGTCGCAGATCGGCGATGCGTGCGTCCAGTTCC